CCGCGCCATCGAATTTTGCGACATCCAAAGACTTCATTAGCCTGAAGACATAAGCCAGAAAACTGGCAAAAAAAGACCCGGCAAAAAGCCGGGTCAAAAACCGTGATTAGCCTGATGAGGAGATAGTCCAGGAGTCCGACCTAAGGTCTCTTGGCCTATCGACTGATCTCGCGACCAGTTGATGCAATAATAATCATTATCATTTGCAAGTCAAATGTTTCTACCTGCGCGATTGGAAAAATTTTCCTGTCCTCCTGTAAGCGCGCGCCGCTTTTGGCACTGCCGAGCGGGCCATTTGGCACTATGTCCATCCAACCCTCCCGAAACGTTGATTCCACTAGACTCGGGGTGACCTATCGTGGCTATGGGGAAGTCGGCCACACCAGCTCCGGAAGGCTGCATTCAGGGAACCCGTCCGCTGTTGGTAAGTCGCGAAGTGCTTGGCGGTAAGCCAAGACCGCCTGCAGGTTGGCACCAGAAAGTGTTGGCGTGCGGTTCATCAACAATTCGTCTTGGTAGCGAAGCAACATCCAATCCGACGCATACAGCAGATCGGTGCGGTCGCCGCGCATTGCGGCCTTTTTTGCCTCCAGAATCTCTTCCTGGGTCTGCTCCGGCTCCGGCTCCGGCAATGGACGATCAGTCACGACCCACGCCTGAGCTTCGATGTCCCACTTGCAGATCTGAGTTTCGTTATTGAACGCTGGCGGCTCGACGAAGGTGGCGTTGGCTGGTAGCGGGAATACACCCGGCTCCAGAGGAGATTCGTAAGCCTCGGTGAGACCGACATACTCGAAAGTTTCGTAGTGGTAGCTGAATGCGATCACGGACTTTCCCCTTAGTATTTAATGCACGACAGAAGTGCAAGGTTTTTCATGCGAGTTTCAGAGCCAGTACCCGCCCCGCCTGTGTTGGACGAAACCCCATTACCCGGCTGAAGAACAGTTGTACCGGAGCCGGATTGGACGACAGCAGTTGAGCCAAAAGGGTGGCCATGAGAGGGGAATTGGTCGGCCTGATAGCTACCAAACACACGGCCAGCATCGAGACTGGCGCCCTGATCCCAACCACGCGGCGCCTTGCCTCGGCCATCTGGCAGGTTGAAAGTGGCCGAGCCATCGCCGACCCCGAATGGGCAGATGGCCAGGGTCACCCCGGCGTTGGTGGCAGTGGCGTTTGCGGACAGCGTAGTGGTGCTGGCGCCGACGGCGGTAATGGTCGTGCCAGCCGGGATGCCCGTACCGCTGATTGGCATGCCGACCCACATGGACGATGGGCTGGCAACACTGGAAATGATGTTGCTTCCGGAAGTCACGTTACCGGTTGGGCGTGCAGTGATGGCGTTGAACAAGCCAGCATAAGTAGTGCGGGACACTGCCGAACCATCTGCCGAGATAAACCCAGTAGGCGGAGTCATGGTGGCGAACCACTTCATTTCACCGGGAGGCGGAGCGAACAGACTGCTTGCTTGGCCCAGCGGCAGCGCGTGCTGGCTTTGCGTGGCGTTGGCCACTTGCTCAGCCGCACCGGTACAGAACAGCAGAATGTATGCGCCAGATCCAACCGAAGCGTTCCACGCTACCCATGCATCACCGTTGGCGACTACTTCGCCGCCTTGGAGAACGGTATGTGCGCGCCCGACCAACGCTACAGCGCCAAGCCCGTCATTGATCGTGCAGGCTCCAGTGTTTGTCGTCTTAACCTTGAAACGAAGCGGCCGACTTTCTTGGCGCACACTGATGGCTGGCACAAAGCCGCAAACGTAGGCATTGACCTGCCCGCTGTCGACAGCAAAGGATTCCTGCCCATTTCGAATAATGTTGCGGATCGCCGACAGCACTTGCGCATCGTCAGCTGGGTTTAGTTCCAGGCCACCAGCCTGCACAACTGATATCAACTCACGCTGGATCGTGTTATGCCATGCGGCTGTCAGCCATGTTGGCTCGACGCCCGCTCCCGGATTACCTTCTGAGAATTCACCAGAGTCATTTGCAGTCGGCGTGCTATTACCGATTTTTTGCATTAATTGCCTCCATAACCGAATAGCAAGATGCCTTCGGCGGGTTGTAGTTGACTAAACCTGCACTCAAGGACTTTGTTGCCCCATGAGGCGAGAGGATCGCCAGCGCCGGAGATGCCGACGGCGGCGTGATTGATGGTTACGGCGGGAGCGTTTACCCGCCAAGTGAAGACCCATTCACCGCCGCACAGCGGATCGTTGATCTTCGAAAGCCCAACGCGTGCGGGCCTGAATGTCGTGATAGTGATGTTGTAGCCAAGTGCCTTGGCCAGCCCGATGAAAAATGCACGGCTTTGACCTCCACGAGACTGAAGCTTGCTCACCACGGCCTGAACGCGCTGCCGCACGGTCAAAGACTCGCCTATCAAGCACGGATCAGGCAGCTTGAGCAGACGCTCCCATTCGCTAAGCGCAACGCCGCTATCCGCGAAGATTGCGCTATAGACCATTTCTGTTTGGCTTTCCGAAGCCTCCAATGCAGAGGCTTCCGCCTCAATCGCAGCGGAGAGAATTGGTGCCGAGCTGTCATAAGACACGGGAGGAAGTAGCAGCCGCAGCTGATCCGCGAGCGTGGTCATTCCATCAACCCCAGGGTGATAGTACCGGGGCGTATCCAGCCAATTAACGCGGGATCTTCGGACGCCTTAACGTTACCCAGCGGCGTGGTCAGAGACCGGTCAACCACACCAGCAAGGTTGTTGATCATGGCTTCGATGTGTGAACGCTTGAGCATCTCGCGGGGCTTCAGCGCCCCCAGCAGCATGTCATAGGCCTTCTGCGCAGCGGCTTGGACATCAACGAACTGATAGCCGTCTTCAAGCTCCACAAGAGCAGTTGCGTCCACAGTGCGGATGGTCGGCGCGTAAACCCATACGTCCGCAATCACCGAGCAAACACTGAGTACATGCGCCAGGCAATTGGCGATTGCCTCAGAGGACGGCAGCCCACTACTCGCGGTGACAACCAGGTCGATAGTTCCTGCGCCGCGCCGCTTTGGCAATGGCATCACATCGGTAATGCCGTCAACTTCCTTGGCCCAGCGAACGAAGTCATAAACCGCACCACCTGCTGGAGGTTTCTGGATGATCTCCAATAGCCTGGCCAGCAACGACTCGACCTTTTCCCGATCCTCACCACCGGTTGTTTCACCCACCAATTCTGCGGCTGAATCCATACCAAGAGGCGGACTGGTGATAATCAAATCGCCAGTCAAATGATTCAGAGCTACTCCAACGGCTTGCGCTTTGACTGGTACAACAGCTGTACCATCCATTCCAATAGTTGCGCCAGATTGGGCGATGAACTGCTCCCCGGTGACTACGTGCTTCATGGTTGCCCCGACAAGCAGTTCCACTCCAGGTGAGCCCTTCAGCGATGCAATACCGGTGGCTGCTACAGGATCTTTCTGTGGCACGCCCCGTAAGTTGGCTGCGCGCACCAGCTCTTCTTCGTCTGCGGTGTCCGGAAATATCTGGCGAAAAACCCAACCGATTTTCTGATAAAGGCCTTCAATTGCCGCAGCAACTGCAGCAGAGCGGACATAGTTGTCGCTGTCTATACCGATATCGGCTTCAGCTTGAAGGTTGCGGATATCTCGCAGGATATTCCCGAGAATGGTCTCCAGCGCTGGGGAGGTATAAGCCATGTCAAATGACCCTTACAGGTTGGCGAAACACCTGCGGATTGCCGGTGGCGTCGGTGATGTCGATTAGGAGATCGAGCCAGCCGTTGTGGGGCTGCTCAATGGTGATGGCGATCTTCTTGGCGCGGCCGTCATCGAGCAGTGGCTGAAGTGCCTGCTCGGAATATTGCTTGGCAAGGATCCCGACTCGCGGGAGGTCTTTTTCGCGGCGAAGCTCGTGTAGGCGTGAACCCAGGCGGGGGTCTTTCCACCAAGAACCTAGGGGGGTCATGAGGCGAATATAAACGGCGTTTGCCAGCGTATTGATACGCTGGCCCGTCAAGTCGCCTGTGGTTGGGTTTATGCCTGTGTCCATAAGGGCATGATGGTGGTAGAGGTGGCTTCAGAGTCTTTCCAGACCGTTTAATCCACGCTCTACTAAGCTCAGGCATCACATGGTGATTGTGCCGCTTGAATTGGGGGAAATGCTGCCTTGAGCGAGGATGTTGCCACTGGCCCCAATGCTGCCTGAGGTAACGATATTGCCTTTCACCGCCAGCCCCTTTTCAATCGTTACCGTACCGCTCATTTCCAGCAGCGGCGTATCGAACGAGACTTTCGTTGCAGCCTTCACAGTGAGGGTGTCGGTCTCCACTTCGATCACCCGACCGCGCTTAAGATGCACCTTGTCCCCCTCGTCGGTGTAGAGCGCGACTTCCCCATTTTTTAGCGTCAGCCTGTACCGACCATCCTCGCTGGCCACCACCACGGCATGCTGGCTGCTCCCACCGACCGGAACGCAGATGTACTCGGCACCAGCCAGCGGCGAGGATGTGAATCCGTAATGCTGGAACAGCTCTCCCGCCACGACTTCACCGGCCAGGCCTTGCATCTGCACCCCTATCAACTTGCCCTGAGTCGAGGCGCTGGCCACTGCTCGAAACGCCTGGCGCACGTTACTGCGCTCGCGAGCGGCCTGCTCTCGCATCATCCGTCCTAATGTCTTCATTACAGCCCCCTCACCATCTCGATAAACGCGGCGTCCTTGTTGCTCTTCCCCTTGTGCTTCTTCTGCTTGGCGCCGTCGAGCACCCACATCTTGTCTTCCCGCAGACGTAGCTCGGTGATCGCGCCCTGGCTTCGGGTGAGTCGTAAGGTGCGAGCCATCAGGAAGTAAATGGCGTTCAGCCCATGAGGCTCGCTCCTGACCCACACCCGCTGACCAGGCGTCCATACAGCACCACTTCCACAACGGTGCCCCCTAACAATCGCTCGGATCTCAAACCCTTCCAGGCGACTGTCTGCGAGCAGCTTGCGGGCGCGCGTGGTTGCCATGTCCTGGTTCTCGGTACTGCTATCGATCACAACTTTTGGCCTGAAAATGCCTCGCTTGGCCAAGGTCTCGTCCTGGATCACTGACCGCAGGTGCGAACGAGTGGTGTCGAGGCCGTCATTGTCGTATTGACCGTGCTGGCCCAGCACCGTGATCTGACTATACCGATTGGCGATAGACCGGCGAATGCCCAAGCGTTCCACGTTGTTGCCTCGACCATCGCGGCTCAGGACCAGCTCGGCGACTGGCGGGGCCTCGTAGTTAGGGCCACCCACCACCAGCGTGCCGTCGGGATCAAACCAGGGCCATAGACCGTTGGCCTCGGCGACCTGCATTAGCGCCTCCCAGGCGGACTGCCCTGGTTCGATCTGCACCCGACGTCGCGACTTGGCGGCGTCTGTCTGGATTCTGATCTTACTGATCCCCAATGGCTTCACCACCAGATTGATGACCTCCAGCAGCGACGCCTCCCGCAACGCCACAAACGGGCATGAGCAATCGACCAAAGCCGCTGCACCATCCCGACCGTTAATGCGGATCGCTACACCCTGACGGTTCACATCGTGCTCGAATTCGTCGATCTGGCCGGTCAATACCCGGTCACGGCCGAGGTTGATGGTGCAGCTCGCCCCTTCGACCAGGACAGATGGCAGCGTGGTAGTGTCCTTGACGTAAAGCTCCAGCTCAAACGCGTCAGCGGGGGTAAGTAAGTCCGACTCCACGGACCAGCCATCCCACGTCGAATGGGTAAGTCCACCGATGGTCAGCTTGATAGGATCACTCTGCGTACGCACGAAGCACCTCACCTGGTTGAATGTTGTAAGGAGCTCTCAGTCCCGGATTCAGTCGAGCAAGCTCGATGGCGCGTGAGTGGTCCCCGTACCAGCGATGGGCAAGTAGTCGTAGGCTCGCGGCTGACTCAACGGTACGCTCGACCAGAGGCGGGCTCACTAGGATCACAGCGCGGGCACGGGCCTGAATCAGCCCGGCCATGGTGCGCATCGCGTCGATCACCGGCAGTGCGTTCTGCACGTCGTACAGACGCCTGTGTAGCAGAATGGCCGATTCCAGGAGCGACCTGGACAGGCTGACCAACGATTCCAAATTGCCCGGACTCAGGCTCTGTGTGATCGCCTCGTCCTCAATGATCACTGACACGGCCTGAGCATTTGCCAGCGCCGTCTCTGTGACGATCAGTACCACCAGTGCCAAACTGGCCGCTTCGACGGGGTCGGTTGGCATGCTGTCAGGAATCACCGATGCATCCGGCTCTGTGCCTTGGCGGGCACTGACAAGCAGTGCCGTGGCCGCTCGCGATGCTTGCGCCGTCAAACTGGT